AGGGGTACGAGCTCCTGTGTCCCGTCGCCGTACTCGACGCCGCGGGAGATCCGGAGGAGCGCGCCGTAGGTGGCGAGCTTGTCGGTCGCGGTGCGCGGGATGAGTGCCGGGTCAGCGCAGGTGACGGTGCAGGTGCGGCGGATCGCCTGCGACCGGTCCACCGTGACGGAGCCGCCGGTGTGCTCGAGTTCGAGCACCCTGCCGTCGGTCAGTAGCAGCTGCACCCGGGTGGCGACACGATGGTTCTCCGCGAGGCGTGCGAGGAACCGGTCGGAGACGGGGTACATCGATCACCCCGTTCTGCGGTCCAGGAGTAGCGCCTCGGTCGTTGCGTACACAGGCAGCAGGTCTGCACAGGTCGTGAACTCTGCGAGCACGTCCTGCCAGGTGCGGCCCGCAGCACCGTTAACGCCGGTCGTGACCGGCATGTCCGCTTCGATGAGCGGGAGTTTCCACGCCCGCCATGGCTCCTGCGCCAAGTTGCCGATGCGTCCTTCGTCTACAGCGGCGACGGCCACATACATGTCGTCGACACCCATGCCCGGCACGGCCTGCCAGAACAAGGTGTTGCCGCTGTCGAGGAGTAGGTGGAGGGCGCGTCGTTCTTCGTCGCTCCTCGTCCAGACTTCGAGGTCGCCCTCGAGGCCCTGCCTGCGCCCGGACAGCGTGACCTTGTTGCGGCGGCCCTTGACGATGTAGCTGGACTGCTCGATAGGCCGCTGCCAAGACGGAGGCGACTGCACGACAACCTTGCAGTTCCTCTGCGGGTTGCCGGGATCCTTCAACCACGCTTCGTTGACGTCGGCAAGAGTCACCGTGGCGCTGGCAGACGTCCGAGTCGACAGCACCCCGGATGGAGAGCGCAGTTCGATGTCGTAGCTGACCTTCGTGTTCAGCGGCGCCTCATGGTCCTCCACCACCATCAGGTCCGACGTGATGGCTTGCCGGTCGATGAGCCCTGACGGCCCGCGCACCAGGACGCGGGAGCCGTCCGACATCTGCCGGTACACCGACAGGGTGTAGTCGAGGGGCAGTTCGCGGAGTGTGAGCGTGATGTAGCCGCCGGCGTCGACCGCCTCCACTTCGGTAAGCGGCAACACGGGCCACAAGGCCACCGCATCCACACGGAAGACCGCGTTCGTGGATCCCGCCGTGGCCACGACCTCGACAGCTGCCTGCGTCGCATTGGCAGGCGCCGCCGCATCCTTGTAGAGGCCGTACCAGGACCCGTTGGCCAGCGTGAACGGCACCACCGTGGAGGCCCCGAGATCAGTGTTCGTGTCGTCGTACCAGCGCTGCCGGACACCGATCGACGCCCACGTGCCCGAGACGGGGTACACGTAGATCAGGGCACGCCAGTTCTGTCCCGCACTGCCCCCTGTCAGCGGATACCGGCCCGACCTGACAACGCTCGCCGTCGCGGTCGCCGACGTCACCGCCAGCGCATACGAGCCATCGAAACCCAGGCCCCACGGAGTGGTGCGGGCGCGCGTGGCCACTCCGGATGCGGTCGTCCACTGCCCGATGCCCTGCTCGAAGCTGGCGTCTGAGAAAGGGACGACGGTGCCCGCCGGCGACTGGACGACCGCCATGATGACCACGGTTTCCACCCGCAGCACCTGGCCGGCCGAGGCTCCGTCGATACCGACGGCCACCGAGGCTGTGGCTGCGTTGGAGGGTGCGGTGTCGGAGACACGCTGTCGGTACATGCCCGTACCCGGCGGCGCGAGCGGCGATCGGGTGGCTTTGATCTGGTTGCTGTTGGAGTCGTAGAACCGCAGCTCAATCCACGCGTTCGACGACAGGGTGGGCGGCTGCAGATAGGCATAGGCCACGTACTCGACACCCGAGGTGACGCCGGGCCTGTCGACTGCGGCGATCGCCGCGTTGCCTGTGGCGGTGGCGGTCATGGCCAGCATGTGCCCGCCGGCCAACCAGTAGTCGATTGCCCAGCCGAAGACGGGCACCTGCCTACTGATGGTCGCGTTGACCAGGGGTGTCCACCCGCTGGCGTCGATCTCGCTGCTCTCGGTGCCGAACCCGAACAGGTTGCCCGTAGTCCTGATGGGCAGGCCGAGGTACATCGACTCCCAGTAGTGGAAACTACCCGCCGCCTCGGTCGAGGAGAGGACGACCTGCGCCGTCGCCGCCCCTGCGGGGGCAGTCCCGGCGACGCTGACGCGGTGCCAGCCCATGGATGCGGCCATCGTGGTGACCGACCACGTGATGCTGATCTCCGTCCCGGTGGCGGTGAGCCAGCGGATCCCGATCCGTTCCGTGGACGTGCCCGACGAGTCGGCCATCGTCTGGTAGACGGTGCCCGCGGCGACGGGGTAAGCGGTGACCGTTCTGGCCTGCGCCTCCCCCGTCGCCGACGCCCGCACCGACAGGCAGCCGCCGCCGACCCGGCCACCGCTCCCGAGCGACAGCGTGCAGTTCAGCTTGGGTGCCCAGCCACTGGTGTTGGGGTCGACGGTCTCCGTCGTCGAGCTGAGGAGGTTCCCGGGGATCGCCACGAAGGCCTCCTCTCAGCTCGAACGAAGGACCTGAACGAGGGCCTGGTCGCGGTTCTGCACCCGGATGTCGATGAAGTCGGCGAGCGCCGCATCCCTGGTGTGAACCTCAATGACGACTGGCTGGTCAGGCGAGCCGCCGCCGCTGGCCATCGCGTTCCACTGGTTCGTCGTCAGCACCGGCTCGGGTCGGCCCGTGCCGTTGTAGACGGTGCTGAGCCCGGTCGGCAGGTAGCCGCCGTTGTCGTACCAGTGCGGCGACCTGGACTGCCACTTGGCCCACGCACGGGCCGGAGACCCGTAGTCGGGCCGGTTTTTGATGTAGCCGAGCCCCCACCGGATCTGCGTCGCCGCGTTCGTCCGCCAGTCCCGGCCGGCGGACGCCATTTTCGATCCGGGCAGCGCCTGCGGGATGCCGTAGGCGTCGGATGTCGGGTTGTCCGCGTTCCAGCGCCACCCTGATTCGTTGTGCCACAACGACTTCAGCGGCCCGAACTGGGAGGCGCCCCAGCCGTAGCGGCCGAGGATGCTCTTCGCATACCGCTGTGCGGCGCCGACGGCCTGAACGTTGGCGCCTCCACCTGCGCCGCCCGAGAGGTAGCGCATCGGGTCGACGGACCGGCCGTTGAGTCGCGCCTCCAGGTGGAGGTGCGGGCCAGTGACATTGCCGGTGGCTCCGACCTTGCCGATCTGCTGGCCCTGGGACACGCGGGCGTGCAGGCGCGTCATGATGCGGGACATGTGGGCGTACAGGCTGGACAGCCCGCCGCCGTGCGAGACCATGACGTGCTTGCCGTAAGGGCCGCCGGAAGCAACCTGCGACACGGTGCCGTCGGCGACGGCGCGGACTGCGGTGCCGACGGCTGCGGGGAAGTCGAGTCCGGTGTGGTGCCCGGAGGACCACATAGAGCCCGCCTTGCCGAACGGGGTGCCGTAGCCGACAGCGACCGGCTTCTGCCAGATCCCTCCGCCCGACCCCGAGGCCCCCTTCGCGTCGGCCTTGTCGGCGTATCCGAAGAGCGAATCCACGATCTTCTCGGGGATGCCCTTGACCATGCGGCCGAAGCTGTTGTCCAGCCCAGGGATCTTGTCGAGCAGCGGATTGACGACGGACTTCACGCCCGCCCGCGCGGATGCGCCGAGGCTGTCCTTCAGCCACTTGGCCCCGGACTTGACCTTGTCCCATGCCGCGGATCCCCAGCCAGCGACCTTGTTGAGGCCCTTGCCGATCCAGCCGAAGATGCCCCCGTCGGCGAAGCCGGGCAGCCCGAGCGCCTTCTGGACGCCACTCACGCCGCCGCCGCGGGCCGCGGCGTTCATGGAGTTGACGTAGCCGGGGCCGACGGCGCGTGTCCACTCGGGGCGCATGACGGCCTCGCCGCCGCTCAGGGCAGCGAGGTGGACGTCGCGGCCGGGCGTGTAGCCGGGCAGGACACCGCCGGTGTTCCAGCCGGAGATGTCCATCTTGTTGAGCTTCTTCGCCCCGAACGCGGTCGCGATCTTGTTCCAGACGGGGACGATGCCCTTGTTGTAGACCGTGTTGATGATGAAGCGGACCGGCTTTTTGGCGATGTCCTGGATCTTGGTCCAAGCGTTCTTGATGCCGTCTCGGGCCCGCTGGAAGGCGCCGACCACCTTGTCCTTCAAGGTGCCAGCCCAGCCAGGGATCTTCTTGGTGAAGAAGTCCCGGATCGGGTTGATCACGCGGCTCTTCACGGCAGCCCAGACAGTGGCCAAGCCGTCCCGCAGCGACCGCCAGCGAGACACCACCTGGTCGCGGACCTTGCCCGCGTAGCCGGGGATTGTGCGGGTGAAGAAGTTCCGTATCGGGTAGACGACGCCGACGAGCACGGCGGTCCAGACAGCGGACAGACCTGCGCGCAGCGAGCGCCACCGGGAGACCACCTGGTCGCGCACGGAGGCGGCGTAGCCGGGGATCGTCTTGGTGAAGAATCGGGCGATCGGCGAGATCACTGTGGCGCGGATCGCCCGCCAAGCAGCGAGCAGCCCGGCGCGCACCAGGTCCCAGTGCTTCACGATCCACACGACCGCGAGGCCGATGGGTCCGGTCAAGAAGCCCAGAATGTAAGGCCAGTTGTTCTTCACCCAGTTGATCACCGTTTGGAAGATCGCCGGGATCGTCACCGTGAAGAAATTCTTGAACGGCCCGGTGAACCAGGCGAGGACCGCGGAGACGCCGGTACGTATCGCAGACCAGACGGCCTGCACGGCCGTGCGGAACCAGCCGAAGCGGTTGTAGGCGTACACGACCGCAGCGACCAGGACGCCGATCAGCATGGCGACCCGGACCAACGGATTCTGGCTCATGACGAAGTTCAGGACGCCCTGGACGATCGCCCACGCCCGCATCGCCACAACGATCAACCAGATGCCCTGGACCAGCCACGGCGCATGCTGCGCGATGATGCCGATCGCCTCAGCCAGACCGCCGAGAATCCCGAGGAGCACGCTCGACAGCGGAGCCAGGGCCTGGCCGACGTTCATGAACCCGCCGCCAAGCTGCGCCAACGCGTGACCCAGCTTCGGCGCCATCTCCGCGCTGTAGGCGAGGAACCGCTCAAACTCCGGGGAGCCCTTGAGCCCTTGGCCCCAGTTCGCGAACCGGGCCGTGATGCCCTGCATGCGCGAGCTGATCGAATCCATGTGCGGCAGGAACGCGCCGACGATGCCCGCCATGCCCTTGAAGACGTTGCCGAAAGCGACACCGAGGCCGACGAGGGCGGGCTTCACCGAGCCGGCCAGGTCCGTCTTGAGCGTCTTCCACCACGGCGACGTGAAGCCGCGCGAGGCCCGGTCCTGCAGCTCCGTGATAGCCGCCGCAGCGTTCTTCACGAACGGGGTCAGCGCGGGCAGAGCTGCCCGCAGTCCGTTTATCGCCCGCGTGAAGATGGGCATGACCTGCGGCTGCAGCGACCGCGACCACGCCGAGAACGCGCCACGCAGCTTCACGAACGCGTCGAACGTCTGCCGTGCCGACGGTGTCAGCTTCGCCAGCGCAGCCTGGTACTTGGCCTGCGCCAGGGCAGCCTGATCGACGCCCCCGGCCGCAGACTGCGACGCGGAGGCAATCTGACGCTGAGCGGAAGCGATCGAGTCGGCGCCCGACTGCTGGGCCTGCGTGACCCGCTCCTGGGCGCGGGCAATCGTCTCGGCGCCCTGCCGCTGGGTTTCAGCAACGTTCTTCTGCGCCTCAGACAGCTTCGTCTGGGCGTCGGCGATCTGCCGGGTGTTCTCGATCTGTGTCTTCGCGACGTTCTGCTGCGCCGATTTCAGCGCGGACGTCTTGTCGACAACTTCCTGCTGCGCCGCGGCGAGTTGCTGCTGCGCCGACTTGACCGTCGCCGAACCGTCGACGCCGGCCTTGTTCGCGGCCTTCGTGTCGACGGTCAAGCGCTGAGTTTCCAACCGCTGCTCTTTGAGTCGCTGGACCGCCTGGTCGTACTGAAGGATCGCCTTGCTCTTGTCGAGCTCGGTCGCGTTCGTGTTCGCGAGCACCTTGTTGCGGGCGGCCGTCGCCTCAGTGAGAGCGATCTCCGCATCCCGCTCGCTGAGCTTCGACCCCGCGAGCTGGTTGTTCATGTCCTGCAGCTGCCGCGACGCTTCCGCGCGCGCAGCCGTCAGATCCAACTGGGCTTGCCGGGCCGTCCTCTGCGACTGCGCGAGATCCCGCTCCGCCTGGTCGACCTGCTGGTTGGCCTGAGACATCCGGTCCGCAGCCTGCGAATACGCGTCGGCCAGCGACTGCCGTGCAGACTTCACCTGCGCCGCGGCCTGAGTGTTCGCCTGCGCCGCCTGCCGCACAGCATCGCCGACACCACGCTCGGCGTCACGGATCTGCTGCGCGGCGTTGCGGCGCGCGGTCGCCAGCGACTGCTGCGCGCTGGCCATCTGCAGCGCCTTCGACGCCGCCTGGCTGTTCGCCGCACCGCCGGAAGTCGTCGCGGACGTCGCGGCCTCCTGAGCCGCCTTCTGCGCCTGCAGCGCCCCAGAGATGTCCTTGATCGCAGGAACCGCGACCGCGCCGATCGACGCCAGGCCCACGCCCGCCGCCACGCCGGCCGCCGCGATCGCGCCGAGGCCCGCCGCAGCCACCGGCAGCGCCGGAAGCAATGCCGGACCAAACGCGATAGCGGCCGTGACCAGCATCTGCATGCCGGACACGGCCCCACGCGTGTCGACATCGACACGGGCGGTGCGGCCATCGAGCCGGTTGACCTGGGCGTTGAACGCGGCCAACTGTGCTGCCGCCGCGCCCGCGTCCACGCGGACGGCAACGTCAGCGTCTTGCGCCGACAGATGGGCGAGCTGGGCCTGGATCTGCGTGATCTGCGCGATCGCGTCCGTCGCCGAGATGTCGATGCCGACCCGCTTGTCGCCGAGCTGCGTCAACTGTGCGCGGAGTCGGGCAATCTCCAGCTCGGCCGGAGTCGTGTCTGCGGTGATGTTGACGTTCGGCAGCGATGCCTGAGCCTGCTCGACCGCGGCCCGCAGCTTCGTGCCCAGCGCCCCATCCGTCTCCAGATGGATGCGCGCCGGATCCCGCGTGATCTCGTCGACCTGCGCCTGCACGGCCTGGAGTTGGGCGATCGCCGCAGCCGTGTCCGCACGCACCGCCACATTCGGATGGGCCGCGCCCAGACGACGCAGCCGCTCCTCAATGTCCGCAGCCTGAGCACGAGCCTGCTCCGCGGAGATGTCGATGCCGATGGTCTTGTTGGACAGCTGCTCCATGCGGGCCCGCAGCCGGGCCAGCTGGGCATCAACCCCCGTGTCGGAGAGCGACACGTTGAGCTTCGGCATGCTGCGGAAGGCTTCCTGCAGCTTCGTGCGCAGCGACCGGGCGAACGCGCCACCCGTGTCGGCACCCTGCCGGGTTGCCGCAGGCTTCGCCTGCTTCGCCCCATCGTTGATGCCGTCACGGACCGCAGGAGCGATATGCGCCGCGAGACGCCGCCCGATGATCTCGCCCATCTCGTCGCCGACCTGGGTGGCCGGCGGGATGAGCGAATCTTGCAGTCGGCGCAGAATCCCCGATGCGTTCGGGACGACATCGACCTCGACGGACCCGACGGAGATGGCAGGCACAGGGAGCCCCCTCCCTGCGCTACGCAGCGCCCCCGTTGATGAGCCGGAACAACGTGTTCGCCTGCTCGTCGCTGATCTTCTGTTTTGGCTGTACGGCGCGGCTGCCCGGACGGCGCATCGGGTCCGGGGCCTTCGGGCGCTTGCTCTTGCTGTCGGTGTTCGCGCAGATCAGCACATGCGTCATCTGCGCAACCTGGTCGTGTACGGCGGCCAGTAGTTGGTCCTGCTGCGACCAACGCCCCTTCTCGGGCTCGCCCTTGTCGGCCTGCGCCGCGTACTCCTCATCCGAGAGCGCATTCCGCATCGCGGTCATCGTCCGCGACTCCGGTGGCAGGCCCTCGATGAGGACCCGCAGCCGCCGCCACGACAGCCTGCCGCGGTGCAGGTCGAGGATGTCGACGCGGGGCAGCAGGTCGTCCTCTAGCTCCTCCGCATAGAGCTCCCAGACCGAGTACGGCCAGAGGACTTTCCCAGCTCGTCACCCGAGAGGCGGGCGGCGTCCTCGGTGAACTTGCCGAACGCCGTGGTGTCCGGGTCGAGATCGACGAACGTGTCGAAGTCGTCCTCGTGGAGAACGCTGGTCATGAAGCCGTCGATGTCGCCCTGGTTCAGGGCACGCAGCGCAGACGCACGCCACCGCCCCGCGGGCAGAGCGCGCACCTCCTTCGTGACGCCGTCATGGCCGGCGAGCGGCACGCTGATGTAGCCGTCGCCGGTCTCGGCTTCCTGCTCCTGGGCGCGTGCGGCGTCGAGCTGCTGCTTGGTTGCGGGCATGGCGCGGGACTCCTTCGTTCAGGGCGCGGGACAGGGATAGAGGTGGGTGGGCCGGGCCCGCGCCGGCTGGCTATACCAGCCCACCCACCAGCTCAGGAGCCCGAGTAGGCGGGCGTCGCCGGGATCTTGTCGACGTGGTAGACCGTGTTTCCGGCCTCGTCCGGGTAGGTGGTGATCGTCCACTCGTAGCCCGACATTTCGTCTTGCTTGAACGTGACGTCGGAGCGCTCGGAGATCTCGCCCTGGGGCACGTAGAAGCCCTTGTAGGCGTTGCCGTCGACGACGAGGAACCAGAACGCCCTACGGTCGGGCACGGGCGACGCGGTCTCCGCGTACTTGGTGAGGCCCGTGCCGTCCGGCTCCAGGTCACCGGCGTCGAGCCGGTACTGCAGCGACTGCACGGCGACCCGGGAGGTCTCCCACACCGTCAGCCCGAACGTCCTGACGGACTTCGTGATCTGGGTGCGGAACGGGCTGGTCAGGCCCCAGGGGGTGAACTCTTGGCTGTCCTCGTCGAAGCCGTAGGTGAGGCCGTCATCCGAGATGGCGCCCAGCGGCTCCCACGGGGCCACGGGCTGCGACAGCGGCGAGTCCAGCGCCGTCGTACCCACCGGCGCCACCCACCCCCCGCCATTTGCGCCGACGACGGACAGGTCCGCAGCGCGGGTGATGTTGACCATGAGAAGTCTCCAGACATGGAAGAGCCCGCGCTCGGGCGGGTAAACGGGTCCGGCGCGGGCCCTGGCCGGTCAGGAGACCGGGTGGAGATAGATCTGGTAGGTGGCACCGACACGGCGCAGCGCGGTGTTCTCGTAGGGCTGTGCGGCAGGGAGTGTGACCGGGCTGATGCGCCCGAACACGGCCATCTCCGTGGTGGTGCCGCGGAGTTCGCCGGTGAGCCAGGCGTGCACCTCGTTGGCGAGGGAGAACGCTGCGGCTCGTGTGGCGGCGTAGACGTTGACGTCGACGAGCGCGCGGGCGAGCCGCAGCCCGTCGTCCTCGCCGCCGGGGATCTGCTCGAACTGAATCGTGGGCAGTTCCTCGAGGAGCTGGTTGTCGAGCTCGTCGCGGACAACGGCATTCGGGAAGCGTGGTGTTGCCGCGGCGATGAGCGCAGCCTCGATGTCGACGAGGGCGGTCACTGGTTCCGTCCCCCGGTCTGCGCGGCCCGCAGCAGCACGTGGTGGGCGGGCACGCGCTCGGTGCCGTACTCCACCCACCGCGCGTAGTAGCTGCTGTTGCGGACGTAGCCGACGGCCCGGTCCCGGTTGCGACCTCCGCGTCTCGTCGACGTCGCTGTCCAGGACGCCTTGTAGTGGCCGCCAGTCGGCCCCCGATAGACCGGGGAGATGGCCACGGCCACCGACTTGATGACCTCGGCGCGGCGCTCCATCTCCGCTTGCATCGCGGGTGAACGAAGCATCTGGCCGACGCCTTTACGCTTCAGCTTCACTCGTGCTGCCATAGCCCCTCCACTAACTCGCGTATCTGGGGGCGGACATGGAAGTTCGGGGCGTACAGGGCACCGTCAGCTTCGACGGCGAATGGATCACCATCACGAAGACGCCGTTCGGGCCGAAGCCAGCGCCGTTCCGAATCCGGGCGGCCGACATCACGGGCACACGCTTCAAGAAGGCGACCAGGCTCATGCACGGCTACGTGCAGTTCCTCGTGCCCGGCGCCGTCGCGGCAGGCGAGAAAAGCGGACTCATGCAGGGCGGACGGCCTCCAGCGGAGGACCCGCACAGCCTGTCGATCCCGCACAAGAGCAACGACGACGCCGAAAAGCTGGTCGCCGCCGTCGAGCAGGCGCACAGCTAGCCCGTCACCCGGTCCGCGGCGAACTGGATCACGCCGCGGTTGCCGGTGAACGGAGACCTGCCCCAGTCCCCCGGCTCGCCCGTGATGTCGCAGAGGACGCCGCGGATCCGGACCTGATCGGTGGTCGCCCAGCCGGTGCCCGTCGGGTCGTACACGGTCCAGCCGACGATGACCGTGTCCCGGGCCTGCTGCTGATCCCCGCCCACCTGGGGCGACTCCTGCCGGGGCGTCACAACAACGCCCCGCACCGGCAGTTCCAGCAGCGGCCCCGGGATCGGCTGCCCGCGGCTGTCCCGACCGGGCGACGGTCCCCGACGAAGCCGAACCACCGTCTCGCCGAATGGGTAGGCGCCAGGGGCTGGCATCAGTACCACCCAACCTCGAAGCCGTAGCTCGCGTCGGGCTGCCAGGAGCTGACGCCGGGGTCGTCATCGATCGGCCAGGTCGGGGACGGGTCCGCTGTCGCCGGCGTCGGGTCGACGGTGAACGCGCCGCCCCTGCCCGCAAGGGACTTGAGGGCGGCCTTGTCGTTCTTCGTCAGGTACAGGCCGCCCGAACCACTGGGCCGCTGTACCGACATGGGGCCGATCGTCTCGTAGGACACCTGCTGCGGGTTCACGTAGGCGCGGCCCGCCACCGACAAGACGACTGCCTCCGCGCCCTCGGGCAGCGGCTTGACAACCGTCTGGCACAAGCCCATGGCCGAGGTGATGAGAAGGTCGGCGCGGTCGCCCTGGATCTCATCGAGACCCAGGTACAGGCCGAGCTGCTCGGCGGTCGGAGGAACGAACGGCATGGCTCCTCCTAGCCCTTGAGGCCCTCGATCGCAATGCACCAGGCAGCCAGATCGGCCGCAGGGTCGAGTTCCGCGCTACGGGCCTTCGCACGCTTCGACGCCAGCCGGTACTCGGCAGGCTGCAGAAGCTTCCGCAGGACCGCCTCGTAGCCGTCGACGTCGCTCCGGTCCACGAACACGCCGGCCTCGCCCAACGATTCGCACAGCCCCGGGGTGGGGTGCGCAACGACCGGAATACCCGAGGCGAGCGCCTCAACTCCGGCGCGGCCCCACGATTCGTAGGACGACGGCATCAGCAGCACCTTCGTGCGCGCGTACACCTCCTGCCGGATGTCGGCGCCGTCGACGTGCTCGACGACCTCAACGTTCGGCAGGTCCGGGAGGATCTGCTCGCCGTAGGCGCCGCGCACCGCAAGGAACTGCTGCTCCGGCATCCGCTTCGCGAGGGCCTCGAGCACCTTGCCGCCCTTGGCCTCACAGCAGTTGATGAGCGTGACAGCCTTACCGGGCTTCGTCGCATACTCGTCGGCGAACACCGGAGGCCGGACGATCAGCGACTCGGCGGGCCGCGTCGACTTCGGATACTCGGCGAAGTAGACCTCCGCCTCGTTCTTCATCCACTGCGAGTTGTAGACCGCCAATGCGGTCCCACCCGACGCCATGTCCCGGAACGTCGGACCGTGCGTGTTGTGACACAGCACGACCAGCGGCTTGCCGTACCCGCGGGCGAGCGAGGCTGTCGACGGCACCGTCTCCAGATGCGCCAGCAGCACATCCGCCCGCCGTACCGCTGCCGGGAAGTCGAGCCGCGACTCCAAGGGGATGACCCTGATGCCGCGGTACTCGTACTCCTTGTGGGCCTGCCCGTAGCGGGACAGCCACACCGACACGTCATGGCCACGTTCCACCAGCGGACGCAGCATCGATACGAGCATGTGCTCGGCGCCCGCATTGTGCTGTGGTGGCATCGCATGAACCCTGGCCACGATCTGCAGCGGCTTGGCCGTCCCGCCCGGCGCGGAAGCCGGGACGGCCGCCATCAGGACCCCGAGGGTTCGCCGGTGAACTTCACGAACGCCTGGGCGTCACCCTGCACGTAGCCGTAGAACGCCTCGGCCAGGATCAGCACCAGGTTCTCCTGGAACGCCGAGTGCACGCCGCCGTCCTCGTCGACGTAAGTCGCCTCCTTGGAGATCCTCACGGTCACGTCCATTCCCACGCCAAACGCCGCCTGGGAAAAGTCACCGCCGATCGCGCGCAGCCCAGAATCCACCGACGCGGACTGGCGGCGCTGCTTGCCCGACACCGACCGCGAGTAGGCCAGCGGCTCCCCGACCAGGGTGCCCGCCGCCGCCATGTTCGTACCCGGCGTGACCGTGTCCACCAGGATCGGCCGGCCCGTGGTGTCGGTGGCGAGGAGCAGCTTCGGCTTCAGCCGGTGGTCGGCGACCGTACCGGTGTAGTCCCAGTCCGCATCGATGACCTTCTCCATGCCGGTCACCAGGTCGGTCCAGATGCCGCCGGTGCCCTGCGTGGCCGTACCCAGCTCCACCGCGTTGGTGGTCTCGGCCAGGTAGTCGTCGAACGGGCCGGCCGAGCCCTTCATCGTCTTGCCGTGGATCGCCGCGTGGTCGAAGGCCCGCGCGAACGCTGTCGGGAGATCCCGCTGCAACTGCTCGTACAGGCCGCCAGCGTTGGTCATCGCGACCTCTTCGGCGACCGGGATGAGAACAGCGAGCTTCTTCGCCGTCATCTGCTTCACGCCGACACTGGACGTCGACAGCGGCTTCTTCGCCGCCTGGCCGACCCAGTCAGCGGTCGGCACGTCCATCGGGATCGGCACCGACGTGGTCGCATCGATCGCCAGCGGCGCACGGCGCGCCAGCGCCATCACCGCGGACTGTTCGACCGACTTCTCGAAGATGGGCGCCGTGATCGTGCGGGGCAGCAGCGATCCATTGACGCTGGACAGGGTGATAGGGGCCGTAGCCGCCATGGGTTCCTACTTTCCGGGCAGCTACTGCTTGAGCTGCGCCTTCAGCCACCCGGCGAATTCATCCTCCGGGTTGGGGGCCTGCTTTCGGTTGGCACCGGACGCCTGAGTGCGATCCGGTGCAGGTCGCCGCGGGCCCTCCGGGGGCTGGGATTTCGCCCAGTGCGGCTTGCGCTCCAACAGCGCCTGGAGATCCGCCTCAATGGCGGCCTCGTCGATGTCACCCGACTCGTCGATGTACGAACCGAGATCCAGCTGCCCGACCGCGTCGCTCGAGTCGGCGAACGCCGCGCGCACGCCCTCCACCGGCGAGTTCGCCAGGGCCTGCACGCGCGCCTCAACGAGACGGGTACGGGTCTTGGTGATCTGCTCGTTGGCTCGGGTGAGCTGGTCGTTGAGACGCTCGGACTCCGACTTCTCGGAATCCTTGATGCGCTGCAGCTCGACGGCCTTCGGCTCCAGCTCCTTCAGACGCTGCCGGAGGTTCTTGGCCTCCTGATTCGCCTTCCGGATCTTCGCCTCGGCCTGCTTCCGGTCGAACGGCTTCTCCTCGCTGCCGGCCTCCGCCTCCTGGGCGTCCTCCTGCTGCTCAGTACCGTCCTGCTCCTCGGTGGCCGTCTCCTCGACGGTCTCCTCGGTGCCGGTCTCCTGCTGCTGCTCGCTGGTCTGCTCGTTCTCTTCAGGCATGACGAATCGGCCCTCCAGGGGCTGTGGAAATGAGAAAGGCCGCCACCAGGGCGACCACGTTGATCAGAAAGATCCGGGGAGCGGATTGGAGTCGTGCTCCGCCAGCGCGGCCCGGAAGCGTTTCAGCTGCCCGCCAGGATGCGGGGCGGCGTACTCCTGATAGATCCGCGCCCACTCCGCCGCATGCGGCGACAGCTCGAACCGCTGGCCACGGAAGACAGGAATGACGCCGCAGTGGCAGCCGTCATGGGCGCGGAACTTCACCGTGTCCTGCTTGAACACGCTGCCGCGCGCCGCCAGCAACTTACAGAAGGCGCAAGCGCCCAATGCTGCCGACCTGGCCCACGCGGTCGCCTGACGGTCCCGCCGCACGGCCTCACGAACCGTGCCCCGGCCCGTGTCTGCCACGAGCTTCTGGGCGACCTGCTCGGCCTTCTTCTCGGCCTGCTCCAGCCGCGTTTCCAGCGGCTGCAACTGCGCGTCGGTCGCCTCCTCGCGCGGGCGGTCCCACACATCCTTCGTAGCCCACCGCAGACTCGACTCCGTGCGCTCGGCCGGCGGCGGATCGGCGACCGGCACCGTGAACGAGTCGGTCACGCCCGCCAGTTCACGCTGCCCGTCGTAGAACTCGGCGCCGAGAGCCGCCGACGTCGTCGCGTACTGGTCGATCACCGCCTGCATGGCCATGATCCAGTCCGGAATCGACTGACGCAGCCGCGACGGAATAATCAGGCGGCGCAGGCCGCGCACGTCCCGCACAAGAAGCCGGGTAAGCCCGAGCTGAGCCGCCCGATACCGTTCCGCGTCCTGCCCGCCGTCAGAGACCGTCGTCGCCACCGGCCACCTCCGCGACACCCGGCAGCGCAGCCTCCGACTGGCCGTTGAGAGCAGCCAGACGATCCATGAGCTGCCCGCCCGACGCGGCGGCACCGGAACGCCTACGGTCGGCGGTCACACGCTGACGCTGCCCCTCAGTGAGCCCGGCCATCTCCAACGTGACATCGGAGTCGGCCGGCAGGATGCCCGCCTGGACCAGCTTCACGGTGGCGTCCGCCTGCGCGGCGACTGTCGGGGTCGCAGGGTTGCGCCAGACCGTCTCGATGCGCCGCGCCTTGTCCGGCGGCTCACCGTCCCGCACCCACAGGGCAAGACGCATGGCCTGCTGCCAGGCTGCCCCATATCGGCGGATGCGCCGTTCGGACCGCTTCACCAGCTTCGCCTCAGTCGACCGGATCGCGTCCGCGGAGGCGGGGTTGTCGGTCGTGTAGCCGAGCATGTGCGGCGGCAAACCAAACTGGCTCGACATGATCCGGGCGTACAGGTCGATGATCCGAGTCATCGCTGTCGGGTCATGGGCGGCGAACTGGCCGACCGTCGGCACGTTGCCGTCCTCATCCCGCTCCAGAGCGAGCACACGGCCGATGTACGTCTCCCACGCCGACTTCGCCGTCCCATCCGCGTCCTGGAACGCCGACTCCGAAGCCCCGAGGATGTACCGCTGCGGAGCCCCGAAGAACTCCGCGGCGACCTCCATACCCATCAGGCGTCGACATGCGGCGTCCGTGATGGACATGACCTCGGGTGTGATCTCCGACTTACCGACCCGATCCGCGGTGCGCTGACGGTTCGCCATCCGCACCACCGGCACAACACCCAGGTTGTGCATATCCCGGTCGACGACCTCCCAGCCGCCAGACGAGGACGGCAGGCACATCACGGTCTGATCCGGCAGGTAGAGCACCAGCATGCGCTCTTCCGGACCAGACTCGACGAACGAATCGGCCTGGCACTCACGGAGCGCCGCCGTACCCATCCGCAGGCGGGCATCCCACATCAGGGTCATGTCGAGCGGCGACTCCACCGAGATCAGCGGCGGACAATCCTCGCCACCGCAATCCCCCGACCCCACGGCCAGGTACTCGCGGCCGTACACCAGCGAATCCAGGTGCGCGAGGCTCGACTCGTCGAACAGTTCGTTGGCGTCTGCGATCTCCCGCAGCTCCGACGAATCCGACCCGTCGGCCCACCGGAACGCCTCCAAGTCAAGACGCTCCTCCAGCGATTCGACGCCGACCCGCGGCCAGCCGATGACCGTATGCAGACCCTTCAGCTGCGGCGGGATCGAAATCCCGAGGTCCCGTACAAGCTGCTCACCGTTGAAGTAGGCGTCACGGAGCTGAAGCTCCCAACGGTCCCGCAGCATGTCCGCACGCAACACATTGATGAGCGCCAACTCATCATCCGACAACGTCAACAGCGGAAGATCGGGAATGGAAACGGTCACCGCAGCACCACCACCCGTCCCTTGCCGCGCGACTTCGGCCGCTTCCCGTACTGCTTGCTGTTGAGGAGCTTCCGGCGCAGCATGCGCGCACCGATCATGCAGACGGCGAGGTCGACCTTCCGGGCGGACTCACGGTGTTCCTTGCCGATCGTGATGCCCCACGCGTTCGTGCGACGCCGCGCGTTCGACACGTGCGTGCGCATCAGCTTGTGTCCGTCGTGCGTGAGGCGCCGCTCGAGGATGTCCTCGCCCGTGCGTTTCACCGCGTCGGTGAACTCCTCCTGGTGACGCGGGGCGCCCATGTCCCAGCGGACCGCGTGCTGCTTCGGGCCGGCCGTCACCGCGTGCAGGATCAGCTTCGCGCCGTGGTCCTGCCCCCACTTATCGAGGTACGAGTACCAGTAGCGTTCGCCGTCCTCGTCCTGCCCTGAACCGGGGTCGCAGAAGAACGCCAGCACCTTGTAGGCGTTGAAGGCCCGCTCAACAACACCGTCGACCTCGTCACGCGGCACCGACCAGGGCACATCCAGGTTCCAGTTCGCCGGCCTCTGCCACACGCCAAGCGTGAATACGTGGCCGTCCGACATGCGGCAGCCCGCAAGGGCCGTGGCGTCGTCGGACTTCGAGCCGTCGAAGAACATGACGACCTCTTCGCCGTCGAGCACCTCGAGGGCGTCGGCCTTGCAGGCATCCCATTCATAGGGCGCCATCCAGGCATCCTCAGCCGCGACGATCATGTTGTACCAGAATCTTCTGGACCGGCTGGGCGGATTTCTGACGTCAGCGATCGACTTCACGATGCGGTCCACGTTCAGCCAGGACGCATCGCCGCGGATCGAGCGGATTACCGCGGGGGCTGCATCGACTGTCAGCGGCGCCTTCGGTGGGGCCTCGATCGAGTCGTACAGCAGACCCGAGTCCATCACCCGCCCGGAATCCACGGCCTCCCACGCCTCGCGGTCGCGTTCCGCCACCGAGTCCTGGCCGGGCTCGTAGGCGTTCGTGATCCGCAACGTGCGCGCCGCACCGTCAGCGGACTTCGTCGCATTGCGCTCGATCACGTCCGCCATGTCGTGGCCACTGTTTGACGCGTCCCAGTGGTGCGTCTCGTTCAACAGCACGAACGTCGCCCGAGCACCCTCCAACGTGGACGGCGACGACGTGACCGCCTGGATCAGACGCGAGTCACCGAGCGCATTGACCGTCTCCTTACCGACCTGGATCCGGTAATGCTCCTTCGCCTCCGCCGTGAACAGCGAGGGGAAAAGCCGCATCGTGTTCTTCGTCTGCTCCAAACTGACGGCCGCAGTCTGAACCCACGCCTCCGGGCTGTCGGTTGCAACCGGAGTGCCGTCCGAAGCCCAGTCCGCGAACCGGGACGGGCCCAACGCCTCCACCGCACACAGACAGGCGCCAGTCGGGTCCTTTCCCCACCCCTTCAACCTCTGCAGGGCCCCATCGCGATAGGCAAAGGAGCCCGCCTCGTCGAGGGCGAACCACCAGAGGAGGAAACGTGCTTGCTCGTCGGTGAAGCGCCACGGGACGCCGCGGGAGTGCTGCAGCCAGACGCCGCACCAGCCGAGGGCCTCCCAGCCCAGCGTGGCCTCCGGCAGCAGCCAGGAACCATCCGAGTTGCGCTGCCACGTCGGGCCGATCAGCTTCGGCTCCCACTCCAGCTCCGGGCGCGGCGCAATAGTCGTCAACCGCTCCCGATACCAGGCAATGACATCGTCGTGCCCGTCGTCCTGGCGCTCGACCGACCGCCTACGCGCCACGGCCCCAACGGGTCATCGCAGCCTGCCGGGCAGACGCCGAGACCGCGCTGCCCTTCGCCGGCGCCTCCTCATCCGGGAGCTTCAACCAGCCGAGCAACCGGGCCAGAACGCCGCGGTGCTGACGCAACTCCTGCACGAGCGGCGACGCAACAGGCTGCCCCATGCTGCCGGTGACCATGAGGTCGGCGTGCACCAGCTCGGCTTCCAGCCGCTCGATCAAGTCGATCTCACGGCAGGCGTCCTCCAGGACACGCAGCTCGTCGATCCGAAGTTCATAGCTCCCCGCGATCTCCGACCAGACCACCAGGGCCTTCGGTCCGAGCCCCTCGGGGGGTTCAGTGTTCGATGACATGACGACCCTCCTGGGGCCTCGTGGGAGGCCCACCAGGGGCCGAAAAAACACAGCTCAAGCGCACGCAGATCCAGGGCTTCTAGACGGCCCCGATCCCAAAAAGATCATGATCAAGGATCACCCCCCGGGGTGATCATGGTCCGAACTGATCAAGGAACTCGAAACTGATCATGCAGCTTTCAGCCCGCATATCTTCGCCCTAGACCGGGGGTGGCCTCTCGAGCGCGTCAATTGATCTTCACTGAAAGATCTTCATTGATTGATCTTCAAATCTTTGATCAACAACAAATCGATCAAACTCGTTGATCAACCTCAACACTCAACGCTCACAGACACGATGACCATGAGCACGACCGCATCACCCTGCCTGCCACGCCGGCCGACCACTCCCCCATGCCGGTGCCCCTGGGTGGTGGGTGGCCGGGTGCCCTGCTCTCCCTCGCCTGACCGCTTGCCTCAGCCTTGGCCTTGCTCCCTGCCGTCGAGGGAGTGGTGCACCAGCAGCCAGCCCATCGACCCGTCGTCGTGGGTGACTGGCCTGACCTCGGGTCCGCACACACAGTCGGCCTCGGCCGTGCTCGTGTCGTGCCCGACCTGGTCGTGCAGTGGCGTGACGTGAAGCGTGGTCACCGCTTGCGCCTTCCGGGATTGAGCCGACTGCCCGTTGCGACTCCCGTGTTCCGGATGTGCATGAGCTGGCAGTAGCCCTTGGCTCGCGCTCCGAGGTACTTGCTCAGTTGGCGGTTGCACCGCGACCAATCCCCTGGTGTCCCCCAGCGGATCTTGGCGCCGCCCGGCCCGCCGGCACTCCAGTACCGCCGTAGCGTTTCGGCGTTGCCTCGGTTACGCCGGCTGCCGCGTCCCTTGCTGGCCACAGTGGATCACTCCTTCTGCGGCGCGGGCTCCAGTGGTTCAGGGTCCTGGTCTTCGTCTACCCGCTCCACGCGGTGGACTTGCGCGACCGGGACGGCGAGTACGACGTGCTGCTCTCCGTAGAGGGCGCGGCCCTCGGGCTGACTCTGAGTGTGGAAGAGCACCCATGTGTCGCCGAATTCGACGGTGAGGTCGGGGTCTTCGATGACCGTGTCATCCCCGCGCCGCTCTGTGTGGACGATCAGGTAGGCGGGCATCAGCTCGCCGCCGTCCTCTGTGCTCGCGTGACGGCGTCGTGTACGGCCGCTGTGGTTCTGTTCAGTTCGTCTTCGTCGACCTTCGGTTTGAGCTCGATGGTGACGCAGCCGATGGTGGGGCTGGTCTCGTCGAGGTCCGCTTGGACGGTGGGTTCGCCGTCGGCGGCGTGGATTGCGCAGGCTGCGTCGCGGACGATGTCCTCGACGAGTTCGCTGTCGAGGCCCGCGTCGGCGAGTTCGGTTGAGTAGGCGGCGAGTCGTTGTGCGGTGGTGAGGTCGGCCATGGCGCGGGTCCTATCGAAGTCCGGGGTGACGTTCTTGGGGGCGTTGCCGTCCGGGCCGCGGGTTGGCG